GTTTTGACGTAACCATGCAAAAGCCTCCTGTTCATTGTCTTTCTTAATACTGCCACCATATGTCTTTTTAACATCAATTTTTGAGCCGTCTTCAAGTTTGATGCTTGAAAGCCCCATCTCTGCCAAATATTGTGGAAGTTCTTCGTCAGTCAATTTCTGAAGTTCTTTTTTATATTGTTTTACTAAATTTTCAGATACAGCCAAATTCTCTTCAACGTTTTGAATATTTTTGGCTAATCTAGCTATAACGAAAAGACCTGTGTCATTAAGTCCTTCAAAAGCAGATTTTTGTTTTTCTTCCGCATCTGCTTGGAATAAAGATGTTAAATCATCACTCATGATTGCTCCTTTGTTCGTGTTTCATGTTTAAAGAGATTTTACTCTTGATTTATCTGATAATAACGCATAATATCTGATAGTCAAGGAGAAAATCATGTCTGAAATTATTGAATTATTCGATTTTAAAACAAAGCCTTATGAACATCAAATGCAAGTTTTAGAAAAATCTTGGCAAGAAAAATATTATGCTTTGTTCATGGAAATGGGAACTGGGAAGTCAAAAATAGCGGTGGATACTTTAGGTTTATTGTATCAAGAAAATGAAATTGACGCTGCTTTAATTATTGCCCCAAAGGGAGTGTATCATAATTGGGTTTATAAAGAAATTCCAGCTCATATGTCAGATAAAACCGACTATGTCGTGCTTGCTTGGCAACCAAACATAACACAAAAGTTTAGGTCTAGTTTTGAAGACTTGTGCAAAACCAAAAAATTAAAAATATTTGTAATGAATGTGGAGGCTTTAAGCACCTCTAAAGGCACAAATACTGCCCATTGGTTCACAAAACGTTTTCCTAATAGTATGATTATAGTGGATGAGAGCACTACTATTAAAAATAGAAAAGCTTCAAGAACCAAGAATGTAATATATGTAGGGCAAAATTGTAAATACAAACGTATTTTAACAGGCTCTCCCATAACTCAATCCCCAATGGATCTGTACTCTCAGTGTGAATTTCTGAACCCGACATTACTCAATTTTAAAAGTTATTATTCATTTCAAGCTCGATACGCAGTTCTTCAGAAAAGGAATTTTGGACCACGTTCAATTCAACAGATTGTAGGATTTAGAAAGTTAGAAGAGTTAAACGAAAAACTTGATGGTTTCTCAAGTAGAACCTTAAAGAAAGATTGTCTGGATTTGCCAGATAAGATTTTTATTAGAAGAGAAGTGCCTCTTTCTCCTGAACAAAACAAAGTATATATGCAAATGTCCAAGTTAGCTTTGGCTATGTTAGAGGATGGTCAGTTATCAACAACAACCAATGTTCTTACACAAATCATACGACTTCAACAAATATGTTGTGGGTTTATAAATGATGACGAGGGCAATACTACAGAAATAAAAAATGACAGGTTAAATGAACTTATCAATGTCTGTGAAGAAGCAAATGGTAAAATCATAATCTGGGCTACATTCGTTCACGATATTGTGAATATTGGTCGAGAATTGTCAGAAAAATTTGGTAAGGACAGTTTTGTTACTTTCTATGGTGCTACCTCACAAGAAGAAAGACAAATAGCAGTAGATTCTTTTCAAGACCCTGATTCGAATGTACGTTTTTTTGTTGGTAATAGTCGTACTGGGGGTTTTGGAATTACGCTTACTCAAGCTAATACCGTTATTTATTATTCAAATAATTATGATTTAGAAATAAGACTTCAGTCTGAAGATAGAGCACATAGAATTGGACAGACTAAAAGTGTAACTTATGTTGATTTGGTAAGCCCGAAAACTGTAGATGAAAAAGTACTTAAAGCCTTAAAAAGTAAGAAAAATTTAGCAAGTCAAGTGCTTGGAGAAGAATTAAAAGATTGGCTTACTGATGAGAAACAAATAAAGTTGATTTAACTTATTGCTTAACCAATTTTTGGTCCATCAATTCTAAAAGGATTAATTCCATCGCGAAAACCATCTTTTATTTGTCTAAATAGTTCAAATTCTTGATTCGTAAGGTTTCTAATGTCCCTTTCACCCTTTTGTAAAATACCTGTTAAGTATCGATTGCTATAATCATTCAAATTTAATTCTGCGATATCCATATTATTCACCGTGTTTAAAAAAGGTTGTGGCTCTAAACTGCCTACTCCTTCATCTTTACCCCCGATATTTTTAATCATATCTATTGTGTCTTGACCTGCGCCGCCTGTTAGAGCATCTAGAATACCCCCGAATATTCCTCTGCTTCTGTTCTGTGGGTCGAGTTTCGCGTCATATTCTGTACTTCCAGATGGAACCATTCGTGTGCTCCTATCATCGGTCATTGCTAGTAAAGGACTAAAAGGACTGAATAAGGTCGAAGCTCCTAAACGTGCAATGGTATCAACCGTTGAGGTGGGTTCCATTTGCTGTTTCTTTAAAGGACCTTGAATTGTTGGCTCACCCTCACTTGAACGAAACAAGGAACCAAATTTAGTTTTCAAGGCAGTAGGATCTTGTGCCATTGGATTGTTAAATCTCTGAACTCTTTTATTATAAATTTCATTTATTGTAGCTTGACTCAAATTTGGAAATCTCTGTAATCCTCTCAAACCGCTAGAACCATATGGATTTATTATATTTCCTTGTGCGTCACGAACGGCAGGATCAAATCCTTTGTTTAACATACCACGCATTTGTGAAGCGTTAAAAGTAAGCGGTTGAATGTTTTGAGCACGTTCTTTATTGACCGTATTAGTAGTACGAAAAGTACTTTTTCCACCCGCTGGACTATTTCTTCTTGTTTCATTTTTTTCGCGAGTTTCTGCACCTTTTTGTATAGCAGATGCCAAGGCAGATAAAATACCTGAAGATTTGGGTTTAGGGTTTTTAGGTGCTAAATTTCTAGCTGTTTCCTCATCTAAAGGACGATTTGTTAATCCACTTCGGTTCACCATTACACCACCATCTTCAAAGAAGCCTCTTTAGTTTCTTCGTTTCTACGAGTCCAACCTTTACCAAAATATTCAAAGGTTTTTAAATTTTCATAATAAGTTTGTCGTTCTTTATGCAGTTCATCAATAACGTGTAAAGAATCTTGTTCCTGTATTTTAGCCAAGGTCATTGGTCCAATAGCCCCGTCCTGTTCTGCACCAACAACCTTCTGTAAATATCGTGCAGATCGTGAAGGGCCGCTATTAACCGCCCAATCGAAACAAAAAAAATCAACTCCACTTGGAAGCTCGTCTGCTTTTACTCTATCCCAAAAAGAATTTTTGTAAATTTTTTCAACGTCAGTGTGAGGTATCATCTTTAATTCGTTTATGTCGTTCAAAGGTCTACCCAGAAATTTCTCATATGTTTTGTAAGTGATGCCGCGATTAGTAGCCCCGCCTGGATCTTTTGGATGATCCACAAATCCGCCTTCGTGTTTAAGAACCATATCTAAACTTTTGAAAAAGTTCGCTTCCATCATGTCCTCATCAAACCAAGAATACCGTCACTTGGAAAGGCACTTGCTAGCCTGTTTCTAGTTTGTGGTTGTGGGGCTGCGGTTCGCGGTGCAATTGGATTTAAAGAGGGGCTTAATTGAGATGCGTCAGAAGATCTATTCATTAGTTCTAAAGCTCTTTGTCCTACATTTTCATTACTACGAGCACGATTTATAATATCTGGTCTTCCTGCATCCTCTAATAATTGTTCAGTAGTTTCATCAACGCCTGTGTCTTTTAATTCATCTTCCTCCGACAGTCTTAGACCTGCACCGATTAAGTAAGCATTCATCATTTTTACAGATTCTTGAAGTTGTTTATCCGTATTTGTTTTTCGCAAAAGCGTTACTAAAAATTTAGGATCAAAAACTGCTTTACGGAGCATATCAACTTGTAAAGCTTCTGGAATAGAATTAATCATTTTATCTGCAGCTTGCGCTCCAACATTAGCCTCAACAAGTCCTTGTGGTCGTAATCCTAAAGTTCTTGCCATATTTGTAGCAGTTGTTGAACCTGCGATTTTTGTCACCGCTCTGACAAGTAAATTAGTATCATCTACTAAGTTTGTTGGTACAGGACCTCCTTGAGTAGACGATTGTAATTTTGCTCCTGTTTCCAAGATGAATTGTAGTCTATCTAACTCTGCTTGTGAAAAAAGACCTTCGCTTTTTAAAATATCAACAAGAGGAGTTCTGCTTCCTTTACCTCCACCTTTTCTAATAGTAGCTGCCCCAACAGCACCGTCAACGTCTAAAGGACCGAAAACAGTGTTTAAGGCTGCCTGATAATTTAAACCATCTTTTCCAGTAGCGGTGTTAAACATATAGTTTATAATGGAAGATTTTAAACCATCCATTAATTCTTCGGGTTCAAAACCCTCTTGTCTTAATTGATCAGCTATATCTTTATTTACAGATGCTTGTTTTACACTTTGAATAAGTTTTTCAATTCTAACTTGTGGTCTTTTTGCACCTATAGCCTCTGCAATGGCTAAATCTGGTTCTGCATAAGCTATTACTCTAGCTAAAACATCATTTTGTTTTATTCTTTTTTCAAAGTTTTCTTTAAAAGCTTTAGATTCAGTTAATTTTGCAAACTTTTCTAACTGTTTTCCATCCTCAATCATGGTCTTAACTTGTGGGAATATAGTCAGTATACGATCATATTTATTTAAAAAATCAGCTGCTTTCCTCTCATTTACCATACCCGTAACTGGGTCAATAATTTCTTTCGCCGCAAATCTTGTGGCTTGTGTAAGATTTAAATCTAAATCTGCACTGTCAACAGGTCCTGAATCATCTCCAGCTAAAATACGCAATTCTGGGTCAATGTTGAGTTCGTCTAATTTTCTTTGAACAAAAGTTGCAGCATCTCTCATTTGTTCTGTTTTTAAAATAACGGCTGTATTTCTTCCCTCAAAGAGTTTATCTCCAATCAATTCATCTGGAATATAATCCACTGCATTTTTATCTTTTGCCAATAAATCTTTTACAAAAGTTCTTCGTATAGCATCGTTTTTACCTTTGGAAAAAGCACGAGCAAGAGCATAGCTAGTGTCATCTTGTAAAAATATATCTAATTCATCCAAAACTGTTTCAGACATTTGTTTATAAGCTTTTGCAGCCATAAATTGATCGTCTGCATAAGCTTTTCTTGCAGCCTCCAGAAATTTACTACGAAGCAACATCATGTTTTTAACTGTTACTCTTTGTCTTGGCTTAGAAGGGTCAAAGTTCTTTGATTCTACAAGTTTTTTTACTTTAGCTATTCTTGTTAATTCAGATCCAACTATTGCATCAACAGGTTCCTTCGGTAGAAAAAATTCATCCTTTATTTCATTTATACTATCAAAAAAGGAATCGGATATATCAACTTCACCTTCAGGAACTTCATCAAATAATTTTTTTTCTTGTGCATTTGCGTTTTTAAGTATTTGGTTAATATTGTTGGATAAACTTTTTCCTATATCATCAAAATCAGGCACATCAGAAAGTCTTTGAGCCGCGCCTATAGCTCTTTCGTTAGCTATTGCTAATTCTGTTTCTAAAACTTCTGAAAAAGCTTTTTCTCTTATCTCCATAGCGGCACGGACGGATTCTACTGTGCCGATGCTCTCTAGACCTTGTGCGAGTTGTTCTATAAATTCATAACCTTGATTTAATCGCCTTGTTGCTTCTAAATCCAAGAGTTCATCCGCACCACCTTGAGCTTTACTCAAAGTTAGTTGAAGCCTAGACAACAAAGGAGAACCAGTTATTTGAGCAGGCGTAAGTTCTGGAAGGTCTATTTTTAAATCTTCTATAATGTCTCGTAATCTCTCAGGGGAGAACAAACTTTGATCTGTGTCAGAGTCACTTATTATATTAGCTTCAAGGGTATCTGCAATTTGATCAGGGTCTTCTCCTGCAGCTAAAAAATATTTTCTCAGTTTCTGACCTAATTTAGTTTCTCTTGCATCTCTCCCTAATTGACCTTTTAATGAGCCAGTTAAAGATGGAATAAAACGAGAAAGTATGGCTGTTGGACTATTAGAGGCTAAAAGTCCACCACCTACTTCACCACCAAACTGTGTTAAACCACTATCTGGAACGAATTTATCAGCCGTAGCTCCACCTACAGCAGCTCCACCAGATCCCACAACTTCTGACCCAAAAAATGCCGTTTGAGCACCTTTACCAAGTTGACCTTTTGCAGCCTTTCCTGCCTGAACAAGTCCTGTTTCTAAAACATCTAATATTTTTAAAGGAGCCTTAATTACTTTTTTTAAACCAAAATAGTTAGGAATATTGTTTAATGAGTCTGAAACCAATATATTCTGAAGGGTTTGACCTTTTTTGGCTGGCAGTAAATAAGGTGCTCCCATTACAAAAGCCACATCCCCACCAAGGATGTCCCCTACTTTAGCTTCAAACCTGTCTTGTGGGAAATATGCTTTGTCTTCAAAGCCTAAAGCATCAACCGCCTTTTGTCCTATTTTGTCACCAGTAAAAGCTCCTGCCCCACCAAGAGCAATCATTGAAGGTATTTTTAATGGACCAGGAGCTTTTGATCCTGTTTTAACTCCACCAACAATTCCACCCACCATAGGAGCACTTTCAGTAAATGACTTTAATAATTCGTTGGTGAAAGCAGATAAACCACCTTTTTTGGCAATATTGGTATACACATATGTAAAATCGTTGATGTTACCACCATCATTCAAATATCTATCATAATCCACATTTAATTGGTCTGCGACAGAACGATTAATTGTATTTAAATCAATTCCTGCATCAAATAGAGCATCAAAATTTAGGTCTATTGCCCGTGGACTTTTTGCAAATGGAGATGACGGAACATCACTATTGATTTTGCTTTGAGCATCGGTAATGTCTTTTCTGAATTCTTGTACGGTGCTCATGAATTAATTTTTTCTTTCATATTCTTTAGGGTCTTTTTTACCAGAATTTAATCCATCAAGTAGCTTTTGATATTCACCTTTTAAATAACTTAAATCAGATATATCTTTTCGTATTTTATTTTTTGCAGGAATTGTGCTTACCGACTCTAAATCGTCTTGTAACGTTTTAATGCTATCACTTAAAAAAGATAACATATTGCTTGTTTTGCTTCGTGCCAAAGAAGGAGTAGTTCCTGCCCCATAAGGATCAAACTGAAGTTCCTCTATCTTTCTACGTAGAGCATCTGTATCTTTTCCGCCCAACGCACCAAGTGTTCGAGTTACAGTAATTACGTTCAATGCATTAATGTCATCAACAGCTGCCCTACCACGTTGAGCCGAAAATTCGTCTCCAGACACTAAAAGAGAGAAGAAGTTAGCACCTTGCTCAATACCCCTAACAAATTTTGCTTGAGGTCCTAAATTAGAAAGATAGTCAATGTCGTTTTGAATGATACCGTCATAATTTAATATCGCGTTTTCAGTTTGTTCTGTTGTTTCATCCTCTGGCAATAAACCATAAGTTGGAAAGCTTTCATCTTTTAATCTAGCTTTTCTAATAGCATCAATCACAAAAGGAGGGACATTAGCGTCACTCATCATAAATCCACCATCAGGATCTGGAACTAATCTTCTTGCGGAAATGATGGCGGATAAGTTGCTTTCAAAATCGATTTTATCTTGAGGTGAGAAATTACCTGATGCGATTTTTTGAGCTACAGGAACCATTAGCACTCTTGCTCTTGCTTCTGTTAGCCCTTTGGTTTCTGTGGGGGTAGTTCTAATATAACCGTTCAATAAAGCGTTCTGTATCTCTTCTTCCGTTTTCACTCGCATTACTTTATTATCTGCGTTGAAGAGATTTATTGGTTCTTTTTCATCAATTATTAAACGAGTTCCTTCAGGGGAAATTGCAAACAACTTATTACCAATAACTTTATAATCGTCTGGCGTAGCAAGACCATACCCTTGTTTTATTAATTTATTTTGTTGAGCCTCAGATTGAGCTGTTGCATAAACGGGGGTACTCTCACCATCTTTTTCAACCATCTTATACATAGGCACAAAAGTAAAGTTTTCTGGAGAATTTATTGTAAAACCGTCATTTACTGCATCTTGAAGATCTTGAGGAGTAAAGACTGATTTAAGATCCACTCCACCTGTTTCCTCATTTCTTTTATACAATATTTTAACATCAGACATTTCAGTAGGTGTGATTAATTCAGCTTTGGCTTCTGAGGATAAACTTCTAATTTCATCATCATACATTCGGAAAACAGTGCCTGCAGGTCGAGGTTTCCCAGCTATAATTTGAGGAGTTCTGAAAGCAACTTGTTGTAAAGTACCTCTTCCTTCATCTTTATAAGGAACAAATCGATTTCTTTCTTCCCTTGGCAGTTTAGCAAATTCTTCAAGAGTGTAAGGTCTAACTTCATTTGTATCAGTATTTCTATAAAACTTCGCCTCTGCATAAACTTTATCTTTAGGAGGAACTGTAGAAGTAAACCCAAGATTCACTGCTTCCTTATACGCAGTCGGTGTTAACACCGAAGTTTGCTGACCTGTTTTTAAATTATATAAGTCTTGAGGTGTATTAAAACGATCAATTTGAGGTTTTTCGTATTTTTCAAATAAAGCTTGACTTGCTCCAAGAGAGGCCAATTGTTTTGAACCTAAAGAAACTTGTGCATTGGGTTCAAAAGTACCAAAAGGTGTCTGTAAAGGTTCTTTTCCTCTATATACATATTGTCCTATCGTCCCAGGATCAATAGAGGTTTTTTCTTCAGGTGGTCTAGTTGTTTGGTTAAATCCTTTTTCAATAGCACTGTTTAATTCATCTTGATTATTGACAAAAGTAGCTTCGCCCTCTGCATTAAACAAAGTTTTCCCTATAAATTTTTCAGGTTTTGTGGGAATTGAAAAAACTTCTTCCCCACTACCTTGTCTAAAAAATGTGTCCCCAGGAGAACCTTTCATAATTTTATTAGCTTCAGCTTCGGAATCTCTTCTTCTTGTCAATTCATCAGAGGCTAATTTAAATCGTGCCTCTCGTCTTGCTTGTTCTGTATCTTGCTTACCCTGTTGTGCTAGTAATCCTGCTTCGGCAAAGGCCGTGGGCAGTGGTTCGAGGGCCTCTGCAAGCGGTACACCTTGTGCAAAGCGTAAAGCTGCAGGGGCTATACCGCCCAATAATAACGAACCAAGAGCTTGCTTTCTAGACTGCTCAGAGGTGTCAGGATAAATTTGTTCCAGTAAGTCCCCATATTTTGGGTCGTTATACAATTCAAGTAATGAAGGATTCCTAGACGATTGTTGAGGAAGAGTACTACGATTCCCAGACGATTGTTTAGGAACAGCATTACGATTCGCTCTCATCAATCGAGAAAACTCTGAACCTGTCATGCTTCCAAAATCTATTGCCATTATCCGAATAGTCCTAGTTGTTTAGCCCCACCCGCAGCGGATAATCCTGCAAGACCATATCCAAATAACTGCTGAAAGGGAGATGGTTGTGTTGGGCTTGCCCCAAAAACGTTTGTCATACTGCTTGATGGTGCGCCTTGATATATATCAGAAAGAAAACTTAATCTTTGATAGGGTTCAAAATCTGCTTGTAAAATGTTCTGTCTCTGCGTATCAAGCTCTGCTTGCTTTTGTGCTTGCTCCGCAGTTCCGACATCAACCATAAATCCAAGTTCTTGTTGAGTAAGAGAAGGTAATGTTTGAGCTATAGAACCTAAACCAGAGGCTAATACAGCTTGTCTTGCTTTTTCGTTTTCTGCAGCACCTAACGCACTTTGAAATCCTTGAGATCTTAACGTTGAGCTTATCTCTCCTAATTGTTTTAGAGTTGCTTCGTCAGCTAATCCAGCTCGTATATCTCTTCTGTTTCCAGAAAACGCACCTGCTGATATTGCGTCCGCTGCTAAAGTAGGGTCTAACATTTGTCTTTGACGGGTTAAATCATCGCTAACACGACCGATGACTTCATCTGTGTACGGATTCATATATTGTGAAATATCTGACGCAGTGATTGCATCTCCAGAGGCTCTATATTCTCTGGCTGCTTCTTGTAAAAACGGTAAAAAATCTCCCAGTCCACCTTCTAGCAAATCGTCAAAGGCACCCTTTTGTAATTGAGTCAAACCTGCATATTGATAATCTGGAGGGGTTAAAGGATCTTGCACTAATTCCTTTGCAGAATCCATTAACCCAAGTTTACGAGCCTCTACTTCAGGAGATTCTGAAACTATTTGGGTTGTAACAGCCATTATGCCATCCTCTCAAACTTATCCATCATACTATACATTGTACTGATACCTTTGTTAAGATTACCATTTCCTACGCCTTTAACAGCATCCCTTGTCATCACAAACTCTCCGTCCATGAGCATTGCAGGAACATCATCTTTTGTGCCTGAACCTTCCCCTGGTCCAATACCGCCTGTTCTTCTAGGGAAAGAAACCCCTCCTTTAGCAAATCTTTCAGCTAATTTTGGACTTATTTTCTGTTGAACAGCTTCAGGAAGTTTGGAAAATCCCTTATATTTATTAGGAACAGCCCCACCGTCTTCCATTGGTAGCATATTATTCATTAAAATATCTAATCCAGATGCAAACATGGGAGTATTTTTAGTTTCTGCAACACCACCTTTGGCTGCAAACATTGGTCTTCTTAGCAAATCTTGTGGTTTATCGTAGTAATCTTCGAAAGGCAGTACAAAATCTGGATCCTCCCTTTCAGGGCTTGAAACATTAATCATAAATCTTTCAGGGTTTTCAGCAAGTAGTTCCTCCCCTGTCAGAAAATCATCGTATTCTTCAAATTCTTCCTCTTCAGGGTTCATTAAAAGTGAAGTGATACCTGCTAATGGAAGAGCAGATCTTTGTAAAATAGAGGGTGTATATTGTTCTGATAGAACCTCAAAAGCTTTTTTTGATCCCAGTTCTGCGCTTAAATCCGCGTACTCTTGACTATTTATAATTGCTGAAGCATCTGGAGATCCTTGAAGTGGTCTAAAAATAGAAGGTTCTGTCAATTCTGCAACAGCGTCCGTGTTTTGTGACTGCGTTTGTTTTTTGGATAAGTCTTGAAAACTAGAATCAAAATCTCCCCCGACTACAGGAGCATATTGTTTCGCACTAAATGGATCTCCAAAAAATTGACCTCCTTGGGATAAGTCTTGTCTTATACCTTCCATGCCCCCACCAAGTCCACGGAACGCGGCTCCTGTTGCGCCACCAATCGCAGCATTTCTAACGGCATCGTCTAAATCATCTCCTCTGAGCAATGATCCAATGCCTGCACCCAGTGCGGTTGCTGCAATTGTTCCCATACCGGGGGCTAATATATTTAATGCAATTGGAAGTATGGTAGGAGCCTGTTCTACGAAAGCGTCCTTCACATCTTCAAGGGTATCACCAATTCTGTCGAAAATACTTGCCATTATGTTACTATCTTAACAGTTCCGCTATCATTATACAATGCTCCTGTTTCTAAACCAGAAGTAGATGTTGGTAAATCGGTCAACGTAATTTTTGTTCCACGCATCTCACCTGGATTTCTTTCTTGTGATATAAAAACCTCTAACGCCCTGATTAGGTCTGTCATGAAAGGTTCATTGTATTCATCAGGTGCAGTTGGTAGTCTTGGTGGAACATCACCTACGTTTGCCATTATCTTTTCCCATCTTGTCTTAAATCAATTCTGGGTGAACCAATCTTCCAACGAACACCAACAGCCGTAGAATCAACCCGAACTGCAAAAGACCTTCCTCTCAAGCGCATATTTAATATATTTGTAAATTGTTCTACAGGAGTAGTTGCTGTTCTTGTAGTATCTTTTGACTGAGTTTGTAAATAATTACCACCAGGGGCATTTCTTGCTTTTAGAGTTAGGCTCACAGTAGGAGCGTTTGAACTTGATCCCTCAAAAGTAAAGTCAGGAATAACTCGTCTTATTAAACTAAATTGTTCCCCATCTGCAATATCGATTTGACTTGATTCAATAAAAGAAGTCATTCCAGAACCATCATCGTCTTCGCCAAACTCATGGTTAAACAAGTAATTTGAACTTGCCGCTAAAGGATAAGTTCGTAGTCCACGGTCAATCCACGCTGTTCTACTAAGCGAACCAAAGTACCACACTTTTTCAAGATAATTATATACAACGTACTTATCATTTTCCCCTGTACCTCCGTTACCAATAGAGTTGGATAAAGAAGGATAGAACCAGAAAACCTCCCCCCACTGAGAATTTACTCCAGCTATTACTTTTTGTTGTTGCTCATAATCAAAATCTAAAAAAACCTTGTCTCTAACAGTGCAAGGAATTGCTTGGGTTTGACCTGCATATAAATAAAAGTTATCGTTGCCCATCCAGAATACAACGTCTTCCACTGCAACCGCTGACTGTGAAGAAGCGATTGTAGTATTAGACGCTAATTGCTGAATACCAAAAGTAAACGGAGGACCTATAAATCTCAACGAGTGTAAAGATGTGTCTGTATAGACAAGTATTTCTCTTTTTGTTTCTACCGCTTGAACAAATTTAGAACCAGAACCCATTCTTAGATCCCCAGCAGTATTTGTTGCTGTTGGATACCATACGAGAGGATTCTCTTGATCAGAAAAACGTATTAAAAGTGGGTCTTGTGTACCGTCACCATCATCGGCAGAACTACTGGTATTTATGCCATCACATCCAAAGGCAATTACATGACGATCAATGTCTGATACCATCACTTGTTTAGCAATTGTTGGAATACTTGTTTTTGTGCCTGATAAAGTATTTAATAAAACAGCCCGTGTATTTACGTTATTTGTTCTATCCCAATAATATATTGGACCATCTACGGGATTTATAATTAAGTCCTCTCCAAAATTATCATGTGACCATATTCTAAGCTCTGAAGAAGTAGTCACACTCGAAGCTGAACCCCAACCATCTGCGCCCCAACCTCCTGCGCCCCAACCAGTGCCACCTACTTGAGTGTCTAATCCAACATTTATCTGATAGGTTCCTACGACAGAACCTCCACCGTTGCCTGAGTCAGAACTATTTGCAGCAACAGCAGATGTTATCGTATAGGTATTCGCAGAAGGAACAGAAACTACTTGATACTCTATGTTTAGTACTGCTGCTGTGATAACACCCCCAAGAGAAGCAGCCCCCGAAAAAGTTACAAAGTCCTTTTCTTGTGCGCCATGAGATGCATCTGTAACTGTTATAGTTGTTGATCCGTTAGTTGCAGCAAAAGTTACATCTCCAGCAGATGTTGTTGAACGAATTGGGGTAATGTCATTATATTGCCCACCTTCTTCTATATAATATTTTAAATGCGTTCCAACACCTAAATAATTTGAGCCGTCTAAAGCTACCCAGTTGTGTAAACGTCTTGCAGTTCCAAGATAAGTACTAGAACTATACTTTATCCAACCACCTAACTTTTGAGGTAACCCAAAATTAAAGCGTATTTTATCACAATCAAACCACCCACCCTCATTAGAATATGAAGTGGTTTCTCTATTTATTCCGGGTCTAAACTGTAGTTTAGTTAAAGGCATATTTAACTCGTAGCACTAGGGTTTAGTGAACGACCTATTTCATACATATTAGTCCCATCACTTAAAAATACTAAGATATCTCTAGCACTCGCTGTAGTTGTTAAAGTTGGAACAGCGGATGCAAATTTATATATGCTGTTAAAACTAACAGTACGACTACCAGTGCCATCTTGTATTATTGTCAAAACATAAACACCCCCTGCAACTTGATTGGTAGCCGCACCTAGGGTTCTGTTATCCGCTATTGTTACCTTCGCAACTTGATTAGAGCTTGCATCCCAAGCAATCGTGCTTGCGTCTGTTAAAGTGGTTTCATTGAAATTCTGCGTTTTAGTAAACTCTTGGGCTGTTGCTAACAAAGCAGGAGTTTGACTGTTAAGAGTTCCTGTAATTGTTAAATTACGTATACCGCTAGTATCTTTGTTTGCGTCTACAATAATCGCTTTAGAGGCGGCTACCGTTCCTGCGGTAGTATCAACATAATTAAGCTCGGCTGTTGTAGCAGTTACACCGTCTAATAAATTAAGCTCTGTATTTGTAGAAGTTACACCATCTAATATGTTTAACTCCGCCGCAGTAGATGTTATTGCTGTACCGCCTAAACCAATGCTTAACAGGTTTGTAAAATCACTTACTGCCGCACCTGACCCCGCTCCATCTGCATAGATAATTTTCGCAGAACCTGTAGTAACACTTACATTGGCCCCTGATCCTTGGCTAAATGTGGCTGTTTGACCAGAACTGTTATAAACAAAATATAATTTATCTGATGTATTTGGAGATATTGTTATGGTATTTGTGCCACTTGGAGAACCACCTAATACTAAAACCTTAAACATACCATCGGACAAAGAACCATCACTAGTAGTTAAAGTATGTGTTGTACCTGATAAAGTTATTGCACCAACACCATTTAAAGCACGGTCAATTATATCAAAATTGGTGTTTGTTGTTGTACCCCATGTACCAGCTTGTTCACCTGTTGCGGGTTTTTCTATTCCCGTATTTGATGTATATGAACTTGCCATTATGCTGCTTCCTTTTTCCAATCAGGTGTTTGGTTTGGTGTAGATCCTGAGTAGTTTGGTGTTTGACTCGGTGAAACGTCACTGTAACCGGCAGTAACTCCTGTTGCTACGTTTGAATAATTTGGTGTCTGACTTACAGTAACTCCTGAATAATTTGGTGTCTGACTTACATCTATATCTTGATATATAAGTACAATACCAACTTTAGCTTCTATTGACAATCCTGTAAGACTTACAACACAAGATCCTGTAGAGGCTACAGTACCTATTTGACCTGTGATTTGCTGACCTGTAACAGCAACAGGAGTAATTAATTCTACGGAAGCATTACCAAGAGCCGTTGTTCCTGCCACACCTGTCACAGCAACTAAACTTGTGCCAGTTTCTTCTGTGTTACCTAAACCAGTAGTAACTGTATTGCCTGTAACTGGAACAACGATAGAGTTTAATATACTAACTGAACCAAGGCTAGAGGTAGCACTAACACCAGTAACTGCAAACTCGACAGATGTTATAACTGTCTCATCACCAAGGCTAGAGGTAGCACTTACTCCTGAAACAGATACTATGGCATTTTTTTCGGCTACAACCGTTGGAGTACCTAATGCTGTAGTCCCAGTTACCCCAGATGCTGTTACATTAGATGCGCCAGATAAAGTTAAAGTACCTACTGAAGTTGTAGCACTCACCCCTGTTACAGCTACAGTTACATTTTGTATTGCCGCAACAACTACATCACCAATACTACCACTTAATTGAGATGATGTTACATCAACAGGTGTTACTAACCCAATTGAGACATTACCCAATTCACCAGTGCCAAAAACTCCATTTAAAGAAACAAGACTTGCTCCCGTTGGAGTTACACTTCCAATAGCTGTTGTAGATTGGAAACCTGAAACACCAACTGAGATGTTTCCTTGAGTGGCTATTGATATGACACCAAGAGTAGCAGTACCAAAAACCCCTGTAACTGCTACAATCGGGTTTTGTGTTGTTACAACTGTTTCATCGCCAAGAGCAGTTGTAGCACTAACTCCTGTAACACTGAAAGATACGTTTTCTGTTGCTACAACCGTCTCATCGCCAAGAGCAGTTGTGCCGCTTACTCCTGTAACGCTAAAAGATACGTTTTCTGTGGTAGATACTGTTTCATCGCCAAGGGTAGATGTAGCACTAACACCTGTGACTGCGACTGATACATTTTCCGTTGCTACAACTGTTTCGTCCCCAAGAGTAGTAGTTCCACTTAACCCCGTGACTGCGACTGTTATATTTTGTGTTGCTACAACCGTCTCGTTGCCAAGAGTAGATGTTCCACTTAACCCCGTGACTGCGACTGTTATATTTTCGGTAGTTGATACTGTCTCGTCACCAAGAGCAGTGGTTCCACTAACTCCTGTGACTGCTACAGTCACATTTTCTGTTGCTACAACCGTTTCGTCACCAAGAGTAGATGTTCCAAGTACCCCTGTTACCGAGACATTTACACTGACAGAGCCTCCTGAGGCTGGTATAATTGGATAAAAACTATTACTTGATACTGTAGTAGTTTTGTAAAATCCGTTAGCTGAAACTAAAGGTGATGGCATTGTTTATTTCTTTATTAATTTTTATAAAGGATCAGGCCAGTTACTTATAGGGGCATTACCTGTAGGATTACCATTGCTGTCTACAGGAACATTCCATAGTGCTACAAATGCAGTATGATCTGCCGCATTCGTAATAGAAGTTTCAATGTTAGCACAAGATGTTCTTACAGCAGTACGGTAGGTTGTTACATTAGATGGTACTGCTGTATCTGTTTCTGCTTTACGCACTACATACCAATCTGTAGGTAATAGCAATGATTTCGCCATATTTTTTGTATTAGCTATCCAAGTTGTTTTTAGATCTACTACGTTTTTTGGGTTACTAGCAGAAGAATAAAACCTTTCATCATAAGGTGTAGGATCAGCTTCCCATGTAAGACCTACAGCTTTTTTCTCTGCATCTGTAGTGAGTGCCAACCAATTTGTAGGATATTGATTACCATTAGCATCCGTCCAGCTTCTTCCCGGATTAATTGTTTTTGTACCTAGCTTCCACGGCATTGTTTATCTCCTATCTTGCATTGGCATATTTAAACGGCATTTCAGCGAATGCCAAGTAGATGTAGTTATAAGTTGTTGTATTCATACCTGAAGCATTACGTAATTTAAAACCATTAGATAGTAAATCTATCTCAACACCAGAAGTATATTCTGTTAAATTATTATCGGATTGAAGTTGATTATTTGAAGGGTTTACTACACTTCTCGTAGAATCATGTATAAACCAATTCCCACCTGATGAATGTGTTTTTTTTGCAATTAAAAAAGCTGGTCTAAATCCGGTGTAAACAAACGATCCATCAGCAGAACCATTGCCAATGTATGACCCAATTTTACTGTAACCCTCAACTGAATGAAATACATAAGCAATAAAATTATCTGATGAAGCATTTGTTGCACCTACAGTGCCAACACTAAAAACAGTCGAAGTGGGTATTGTATTATTAAAATACGCACTGTTTGTAGTTCCTCCTATGGTTGTGCTTATCTCAAGAAATGGATTTCCAAGTAACGCAACTTGAGTGGGCCATTCCTTGCTACCATCATCTAAATTTTTTACTATTACAATGTCTGGTGCGCTAGTTAAACCGTGCGCTATTGTAGAGGCAGAGCCTGTCCCAGTATAGCTTATAATACTAAATCCAGCCTCTGTATTAGCCGATATTTTTGTAGCTGGTATTGTTCCTGCTAAACTAGCTGTAGAGGCACTACCATTAATCATAACAGAACCAGATGTAGGTGGGTTTCCTGCTCCTGCACTATTTGTTGCGCTTGGTGTGCCTCCTGCAAACCAGTTCCAAGAAACAAAAGACTCACTGCTAGTATTAACTTGTTCTAACGAGCCTACAGTAAACCCGTTTGCTCCAAACGCAGTTAGTCCTTCAGATTCAGTTGTTTCAGCGGAAGTATCGTCAATTTCAATTTGTTTTGTAACACCCCTAACAACGTCATATATAGCGTGGTTGTCTGCTGCATCACGATTTTTAATCCAAATCCAATCTGATTGAAACCCTACACCAGTAACTGCTTGACCCCCAGAGCCAATTGCAGTTCCATTACCTTCATAAAGCACCGTATTAAAGTAATCTTCTGGAATATCATCATGTAGCGGTGTGATGGATGGTTCTGAAAGGTTGGCTGTACACATCGCTAAAAACCCAGAGGGTACAGAATGATGAAAAGCCCCTATTCCATTTTCATCTGTATTCGTAGCAACTGTTTCGGTTCCTGCAAAAGTGCTGTCTTGACCAGAATTTAATGTGTAAACAGCATAATTACCACCTGACGTAGTTCCATTAATACAATAAATTAAATAATCCTCCGTAGCTAAAGTTGCTTCAGATATTGTGCCTTGACTTACCCCATTTTTAAAAAATTGTATTGTTCCTGCAACCCCATCAATAGCCATTCCTATAACATCACCAGAAGTATATGTAGCCCATGAAACCCCTTGGTTTACTTCAAACTTAAATACTGTTCCACCAAAGCTATAATACAAAGCAAAATCTTGAGCAGTCCCATATGCCCTACTTCCAGCATAAGAGCTTTTTGCTATCCCTATAGCAGTGCCATTACTTACTACTACTACTCGTACTTCACAATAGAACTTTTGCCCCTTTGTAGACATTGTACCAGCTAAAACGCCTAATTGTGCAACTGCTGATGTTGCATAAAGGCTACCCTCACTTAAAGTAAAATCATCTAAAATTAGAGGATTAAAGGTTGCAAAATTATTAGTCGGGCTATCGGGAACTACATCATGCGCTGATAAATTATTTGAAGTATAATGATGTGTATTACCACTTGTATCCGCACCAATAGTAGATGAAGAAGCTGTACCTGTGCCAGTTTGCTTAAACTGAAGCCTAAATCCATTTGTTCCAAATGTTAACCCACTTGTATTTTTAGCTATCCACACACCTGATTTAGTTTGTCCAAAACTGGTGGGTGCTAATTGTGTACCATCAATCAGATTAACCTCTGCAAGATAACCATCAAAATCTGAAGAGTCATCATATCCTATATGACCTATAGCGTGTTCAACTGTATGATTAACAAGAGTATTAGCGTTTTGACTTATAGCAGAATTTGCAAATGTATGGCTTGTGTCATTTGTTTGTTGAACACTATTAACATAAAATTTTAATCTGTTTGCATCTGCCCTTAATGGTGAGGATGCGTCTGCTTGTGTTGTATCAAACGCAACCACTATATGATACCAAGCCGATGGATCTCTAAAAACCGAACTTGATACTTGGCCTATGGAAGTACCACTACCCCTACCAAGATTAACACCACTTTCTCTAATATAGACTCTAAGAGTGTCATCTGTTTCAAAATAAATCATAGTTCTGCTAGTAGAGGCTGTTCCTGCCATAAACAAAACTTGTTGTGTTCCTAAAGTAGTTCTCTTAACCCATGCGCTCCATGTCCATATTTGCCTGTTTCCTGCGCTTGAAGGTGTTCTATTTAAATAGGTGTTAGAACCATCATCAAAACGCAAAGAGTTAGTCACATCAAAATTATAAAACTCTGTAGAACTACCAGCCACTATGTTAAATAAACTGCTCAATTAAAATTCCTTACTACGTATAAGTTTCAACAGCAATATTTGTTATATATAACTGCTCGATGTCTGTATCATTTGCAAAGTCAACTTTAAGAATAACAAATATAGAATTAAGTTCATCTCCACTAGCTGGAACAGTTGTTATGTTTGTTGTAACTGTCGTTGGTGATCCTGTATCTGTAGATGTAATTGTGAATGCACCATTTCCATGATCTGTTCCATCCGATTCACTGCTATCTCTGTGTATATAGTAAATAGTTCCAGATGCTGTTCCATAATTAGCACTTTTCGCGGCTGACATTGTTACTCGTAAATTATTAGAACCAGCTGTATAGGTCGGTGTTTGCAGTTCCAGTGGTAGCAAACCAAATTGATGTGAACCAACTGTGCCACTGTGTTGTACCACCAAACAGTCAACAGAAGAGATAGTGTCGTTGTAGCATAAAACCCCTCCTTTCAAACCCGTGTCGGACGCAAGCAACATAATAGGCTTTCCATCGTAGTCATTGTGTTCAAAATTTACGGTTGCTACAAGTGGATTTGCATTTGTATAGGTTTGTGATGCTTGCACCAATAAATTACTTGCCGTGGATTTATAATTAGAACCACCACAGTTTAGTTCTGGTGAAGATACAGATTCTCCAAAATTAGTTGGTGCTAAAACTAAAGCTGAAAGAAGGGTTGTGGAAAGACTTGCTGGAGATAGATTTGCTAATAAACCATTTACCCCAGTTACATTCGGCTCAAAATGTGAATAAGTGCTATGATTATAAAAAGAGTTATCACCAGTTAAAACACCTAGTCCGGGGATTGAAACAGTGGCTCCACTTGCTATAGTTACTTTTGATGTACTTTCAATACCGTGGTCACCAAAAGTTAATCCAGGAAAATTATCATTATTACTTCTTATAAAAAGTACTGCATTATCTATTAATGTTGGAGTTGCTATTGTTGCACTACTAAAATTAGCTATATGATAGCCATATGACGATGCTTTTTGGTATCTACCGCAGAAAATAGAACCAATGAAAAAATTGAAGTAATCACGAGTTGTCGAGTATGTAAATGCTCCTTGAAAAGCAGTAATAGCGGCCTGAACGGAATGAAGGTTTATATATAGATTTCCTCTGTTGCGGAAATATTTATAATTGTAAAGTGGACCCTCGACTAATGCACCTATTTTATAAGTTCTATCATTATCTGAACTACTGTAATAAGTATTACTGCCTATGCTGATATAAGAAAAATAAAGTCCGCTTGCAAACCAAGTACCGATTCCATTGTCGTTTGAAGAATGAGGGGTTCCATTTGTTGAGTTATCACCCATAAAACCAATACGTCCTAAATAACTTAATCCTGTGGCGATATGACATTTTCGCCAATCTTGAATTATTTTGCCAGCAGGCGCACTGCTACCACTAAACCAATAGGTCTGGTTTGCACTGCTACTTGACTTACTTCCATCCCACACCCACAAAGAAATTCCATTTTGTGTTGTCTCAGAATCCCACCCTGATGTGAGCAAAATTTCCAAAGAGGTACTCAAGAAAAAGTAATAGTGATAGTCAGTCGCATTCGTTGTGCTATCCCCTGACCAGTAATACGCTGATTTTAATTGATAAATATGTTTTGGTGTGCCTGATTGGCTTGAGCCATATTTTGCCTCAAGTCCCGCAAAAATAGGGTACATACCATTGTTATAATATGCCCTGAACTGAGATGAGCTATGCGAGTCATTAGCGTGAAAAGTTCTAAAAACTAAAGGCTGACTTGTTGAGTCTGGGTCAGGTTTAAAGTCAGCACAATCTGCACCAGACATAGCAAAAATGTCTACATTTGAATCATAGTTAGATGCCCAAGTTGTATTGCCAGAAATTGGTTTTGCGTAACTATAATTAGCTTCGCCGTAAAAATAAGAATCACCCAAATCATTGAATAATGTGCTAAAACTCAAACCCTTCAGTCTAATCTCATCTCCATTGCTCAACGAAACTCCATTTACCGTTGAATACGTTGAGCTAGACAAAGAATGAAAATTTAACAATGAAAAAGGAGCGGCATAAGTACCGTTTTGAGTAGAAGTGTCTGTAGTACCAGCACCTTGCGAACTTGCGTGTAAGAAGGGGTCACACCAATAAACTGTCATTAGGAACCCTCATCCCATTCAAGATATTTTTGATGAGCAGTTTCTAAAATCTGCCAAATTGGGATATTAGAACAATCCTCATAAACAACAATTTCGGTGTGGTTTTCGTCATTATTTTTGGGATTGCATAAAATAACTACTCTGGGATAATCAACATGATCGAAAAAAAAGTTTTCAAAATCCATAATTTATCCTGTGAGTACGAGAACCACATCGTTACCTATGCAATACGAATAATTGCGTTACTTGCATCTGCTGTTGGAAACTGAATGGTAAAAGTACCAGCAGTAGATGTTTTATTACTTGTAAAATCAAGCACTGCAACAGCTTTGTTACTATTTGTGCTATTATATATTAAAGCACCCATTGCAGTAATTGTAGCTGTGGTAAAACTAAGATCAACAAAATCAGTAAACGCTGTTGCAGTGCTACTAGAACTAGCAACAGAAGGGTCTACCCTAGTCAACGCTCCACCACCAGTGGCATAAGTACCGCTTGAAGCAACCTCACCTGTCGTGGTAAAAGCAGTTGTGTTAAAACCTAACGTAGCTGTGGTGCTTGATTTACCACCACTACTTTCTGCATATAAGGCTAGCTTAAAAGCATTCCCACCTGAATTTTTAAAATTGTGTACTCCTTCTAATAACTCTTTTTTAAAAGAGTTACACATTGCCGCCGCTATAGCCATTTATATTCTCCTTACAAGATCAGCCATTTCTTTTTGTCCGACTTTCGACATCCTATGTGCAATTGTAGCACGTTCTTCTCGTCTTGCCAATTCTATGTGATGATAGATAACTTTCTGCAAAGTATCTCTGAATACTTGAGCTTGCTCTTTAATTACAGGGGGTGCTGTATCAGATACTCGTATTAACTTATCCATAGCTAATTCGGTTAGTTGTTCACTACTCAACCCACCTTCATTAGAGGTCATTACATTCACGGACCCTATGAGAGTATCAGAATTAACGCTTATCACCTTTAGCCTCTTCTATATAAGTTACATTTGGTATGTCATGCCTACCTATTAAAACAGGGTCTATGTCTGTTGGTTCGGGTGGTGACATAGGTTTATTTTTAGATATATGTATTTTACCATCAACAACAGACTGTATTAAAGGATTATCTAATCTGTGATATCCATATAACTTTTCATTATCAGGAACATTACAGTCTAGTAAAGGAGAAGTAGAAGCTACTTCAATAAGTACACCTTTTTGTATTGCCATAGCGCACCAAAACTCTACACAGGCTCGTCCTGCTTCTGCAAAATGTAAGTTTTGTTTATAAGAAAAATCTACACCAAAAAGGTTTATCTTTTTTACTTTTGCATGAATAGCAAAAGCAATCGCATAAGCAACCGTATTGTTAAAGTAAGCAACTTTAACTGAGTTTATTACATCCTCTAATGGGTATTCTATAATCTCAGGTACTCTTTCATCTGTACAGCATGAGTAAATGGTACCTTTATCTTGTACTTCTAGTAAAAATTCTCTAGCAATATTTGTTTGTTTTCCTGCTTTTGTATCATCTAAAAATCTACTAGCAGGATCCATCATAAAACTTCTATCAACATGAAAAATTGCACCTATGCAATTAATCCCCCATACTTCATCATATTTAACAGAATTTATTCTAGTTAAAACAAACTCGGCAAAAGATCCACCTAATGCTACAATAGCTATTTCTTTATTTTTTAAAGCTTTCACGTTTTTCGCATTATCCTCAAACCTGTTCTATAGGCATCCGTATTCTCTGTAGCTTCCCCATAATTCTTCAAACGAGATAAAGCTTCTATAAACCTATCATTATAAATATTTAAAAACTCTGCCTCACCTTTCATAAAAATATAAGATTCAAACAAACTACCAAATAATAAAGCATCAGGAGCGTTTGTACCTAGCCAAGATGTGCCATCTGCTGTGGCTGTTATTGATTGGGGCCTATAGTAATAATGTAACTCAACAGAATAATTACTATTAGGAGTAGGACTAACAATAAAATTATCGACATCGAAGTAAGCATAGTATTTAGGAACACCCGTAGTGGCTGGATTTGGATTGTATTGTTGAACATAGTTAACATCTTTAAACAATAAAAATTCATTGTTGCTAGAATTTATAACAGATAAAGCTATAGAACCTAAATAATCGGTGGGTACAGCTAGAAATTTATTTCCATTTGTTAATGTCCCCGTGACATTTTTACGAAAATATTCTAACTCAACGAGTTTTAGTATTCTTTCTTCAGTGTTTTTTATAAAGACATCAAGATTATTAACAAAAGTTGTTTCATCATTCTCTGTCCAATCCTGTATGGCTTGTTTAAGTGTGGTGTACGTAAAACTCATTTTGCTATACTATCGTTATGTTTCCAACCATGCTACTATGAACCGTGCATTGATATACTAAAGAAGTATCAGAAGGCTCATGTGGCACAATAAATTGTGTTAGTCCAGTTGTAGAATTAAAATTGTCTGTTACACCTGTGGTAAAAGCAGAACCTCCGTTTGATGTTCTTATTTGCAAAGGATGGCTACTTACATAAGAAGTATTATCTATAAGATAAGTGTGACCTTTATAAAAAGTAAAATTAGGATTGTCTCCTGACGTTGCTCCAGGGCCTGAAAATTGATAAGCAGAACCAGTTGCGGCTGTCGTTGTATATTTAGTAACAGGCCCACTAGTTTCATCATTTAAACGCAACCAAGCACCACCATGAGCAAAGTACAACCCACCTGTTGCATGAACGTGAGCTACTGCTCCATGATATGTCGAAGCACTTGGTAAATCAGTTAAAGCAGCGTAATAAAAAACAATTTTATTAGCACCAGAACTTACATCTAAAAGACCATTAGCGTCTATAATATCAGTCAAAACGCTAGAACTGTTTCCTAATGCATTATATATTTCTGTAAAATTATCATTTATTTTATCTGCACCAGCACGAAGTGTATCGCCACTACCATCATTTGCACTTGAGCCAATTCCTACAGTTTGCTTTGCCATTTAACCCTCGTCAAAAGTTTTTGTAGCTGAATCAAGTGTAACACTTGTAGAATCGAAAGTCGATGCTGACGTTGACGGGGCTGTTGAGGTTATTGTCACTGTCCCAACACTCGTTGATAGGGCTGTGGTTTTATCAATTAGACTACCAATAATACCTTCGCCTACATTAGTGTATATTATAAAAGCAGTAAGTTCTACATCATTATCTGGCCTTGCGTCTCTTAAAGCTTGGGGGTCGTTTACTTTTCTAAAAGGACCAAGCTGCGGATGCTTAGACTCAAACTCATCGGGTCCAACTATAGCTCCGTTCCATTCTTTTTTCATATCTCTGTAATTATATCTAAAGCCTGATCTATCAGATATGAAGTATGCACGTTTTCCAGTGGCATACCTAGACATTAGTTTACTCTAAGATATTGATATTGTGGAGTAATATTGAAAGAAGACCTATCTCTATCTTCTGTTCGTGCTCGTTCAAACTCTTCTTCATAAACTGCTTTCAAAAGTTGAACTCTATCAGGAGCTTTCTTCATAGATAAATAATAGGCTAAACCAGCAGCAAGACAAGGATAAAACCTGAAAGGAACTTCTACTGTATTTTTCATCGTATCGGCATCTTCAATACGAGTAAGAGCATTGTATACAATTGTATCGGTACTGTTTTCTGGTGTAGGGTACATTTGAAGAGATGGGGTTATTTGTCTGTCAAGAAAAAATTGACTTGGCCTTCCTTGTGTTGATTTAGTAGGTATCCCAATTAATTCATCTCTGCTAATTCTATCTAGACTAAAATCAGTGTTACTTCTTCTTACAACGACTGAGAGAACATCAATAACATCAGTACCTAGGTTATAAGCATTTGTTCCTTGTGTTAAAGATAATGTTCTTTGTGCGATAGTCCACTGATTCAAACCCCTGTTTGCCCAATCAGCAAATAAAAGATTAAGGGATCTTTTAGCTGTTTTTAAATCATATCCTGTTCTTACCTCTAAACCACAACGCTCAAAGGCTTCTTCGATGTAATCATCTACAGCAAGTTCAAAATCAGTGGAACCAGAGGTAGTCATTTATTTCTTCTTTTTAGCCATGCGCTTCTTAGCAGCACCGCCACCGCGCATCATCATTGGGTTTTTCTTCATTCCTGCCATTCCACCTCCGCGCATCATTGTGGGAGCTTTTTTCATTCGTTTTTTTGCTGCACCCCCACCCATCATTTTTTTAGTTTTTTTCATTACCATTTTTTAATCTCCTAAAAAGGGTTTTTCTGTTTTCGTAAAGTTTTGAG